CTATCCCGTGTTACGCGGGCGTAACCGCCGGGGGCGCGTCGTCCGGCGGTGATGGCTGTGATGCATCCCCCGGCGATCAGCGTATAGACATGGTACTGAGAGCAGCAGAACATCCGCTGCAGCTCGGTCGATTTGATCTCTGCCAGCGAGTGCGGGAAGAGCGCGGAGATAGCACACTCTGGCTGGCCCGCACCGGTCCGATCGCTGAGCCATCCCAGCAGGCTCTCCCGCCAAATGCGGATCTCGCGCCGTTCCGCGCTCGGTGCGCGGATGTCCCACGCCCAGGCGATCTGCCCGCTCTGGACCAGCTCCAGAGCGTCATCCTCGTGGAGATCCCCGAGCGTCATCAGCACCTCTACCGGCACCAGCGGTCGCGCCGCCGGGATGAGCAGGCCGCACTGGCCAAAAGTGAGCTGAGCGGTCATGGTGGTCATGGTTGATGCGTGGGAAGAGAGCCGCCGCCTGTGGCGCATTGGATGCGCGTTTCCTCTTCAGCCTCCTGGCAGCGCTGCAGGAGGGCTATGACATGGTCCACCCATCGGGCTTTGGACCTGTGCGCCTCGGCATCCATGGCGCCCACGAAACGTGCGAAGAGCGAAGCCATATTCCGCTCGGCTTGGGCGCGAGCGAAGATCGCCTCTAGTCGGGCTCGATTGCTCATCACGCCATCCCCTCTCTGCGCGCGCCCGCGCGGACACCGGTGGGCCGGCGCATCTGCAGATCCTCGCCCCCCATCGTGAGCCAGAGCGCGCAGCCCATGGCCACCAACAGGGTGATACCCTTGCGCCGCCGCCGCGCCTCGATGATGGCCTTGGCTAATTCCGGACGATCCAACGCCAGCCCGCGCACGAAATAATGGCGAATAAATCCGCCCACAGATTGATCCGACTCGAATGCGGCCCGCCCGAGCAGCCGCCGCTCCTCCTCCGACATGTTGACCGGGAAATTGATCATCCCCGGCAAAAGACAATTACTTGGCATGTTTCTCCTCCCGTTCTGCTAACCACATTCGGACCGCGTCTTCGGCTACCTGCCACAACTTGCGTTGCTGGCGCGCCGCGGCTGCTTTGAGCCGGGCGTGCAGCCGACTGTCCTTGATGACCAGCAAATTTTGTTTACTCATTAACACTAAGTTAACCGCAATCATAGTGAGTCTTACTAAGGCGTCAACACGAAAATAAAAAAATATATTTTCAGGGAGAAATTTGCTAAGGTTTAACCGATGGGAAGAATTGGCGGCAAAACTGAAAATCTGACACTGAACCGGCTCCGCGATGAGGTGGAGGTGATTCGGGAAATTGTCCGTGGCAAAAAAACTGTCAGCACATTCGTGTGGGAAACGTTTATGGCGGGACTCCGGTTTACCCACCCCGAAGCTGTGCAGAGGATCGAGCGGTACCGTATCGAGTATGACCTTGAAAAACGGCACGAGAGGATCCGTATGCAGGCTGAAAAGAAGGGCGCTTCATATGCCAGCCCTAACTTAGGGGCGGCTTTTCCGGGTGGTACAGCGGGGGAGGGCAGTCAGATTTCTCCAATCGAAGAAAGAGCGAGGACAGCCGCAGCTGCTTTGCCCATTGCTCAAAAATACAGGCCAAAAGCTCCCGCTCATCCGCATTCATCGGGGCAGCGACCGACTCCAAAGCAGCATCAAAAACGATCTTCATAAAGCAAGAACACTTGAATATCAAAGGATTGCATTTAAGCACTTTGACCTGCGTCAAGCATAGGAAAACCTCATGGACAAACGGCGAAGATTATTAACGATCATCGCATCGCTAAGCGCGATCATCTGCTCGTTTGGGGGGCAATTATTTTGGACCGCCCCCGATCCCCGGATTGGCCTAACACACATGATCATTTCCCATCCGCCAGGCAACAAACCCGACTTGGTTTTTGCCCGCGCCAGCCCCCCAAGCAATTTTGTGGGCGTGGCTCGTTGGCAATTCACGACGAATTTCAACCGATGGATTGATGCCGATCATCGGGTGATCTTTGCCGCGAAAGCCAATGCAACGGTCTCTCTGCGATTGCCGAACTCATCCGTACCGACCACTCTCTTCGCCAATGAATTTTTTCGGGTCATTTGGGATCGTCGCACGCTTGCCATGGCAACAAACTGGAACATTATTGGTGTCGCTGGAAATCGGATATGGGAATGCACTCCACAGGTGTTTGTGATAGGAGATGACGTTGCCGCACTGCTCAAGGTGCGGGTAGTTGTGAAGCCAGTGCAGTTGGCTGATAATCCTCCCACATTTGAGGACACGAATGGGCGATTGGCTATCGAAATCGATAACAGTCAGGTAAAAACTGAGCGGATGCATCTCGGCGCACCGGGATATCTTATTGAAAGAAATTACGAATTTGTTTTGGCACCCTCATATCACAAAACCCAATTCATTGTGGTGCGTGCTGAATTTTACGAGGATTTATGAAATGCCGATGCAACAATTGTCCGGCGGAGATTGAGTTCGAGCAGGGGCGGGCGGGTGAGACCGTAGCTTGCCCCGAGTGTGGTATGGACACCGTTCTTTATGTGCCATCCGGCGTCGGGGGTGGTGTTGTGCGTCGAAACCAATCGACATCGGTTCCACCGGTAGTGCTGCCAGAGGTCCTTTCTCCCGCACCCGTCGCGTCGGCGCGCACACTCGTCCTGGAGGTGATCCAGCCCGGAGGCTCAGCGCGGATCGAGCGCGCTCGGCGTACGAACCTGGGCGGCCTGGCCATCGAAGTGCTCGGGCTGTGTCTGCTGCTGTTCTGGCCGCTGGGCACGCTCGTCGGACTGATCCTCTTGGTTGCCGGGCACCAGGCGAGCAAAGCCTGGCGCTGCGGCGCCTGCCGTAATTTTGTGGCGGACAGCAAGGTGCGGATCTGCGCATCCTGCCGCGCCCACTTGCGCTGATGTCCGATTGAGGATGGATGCGGATCAGGCGCGGTTGTTCTGCGGGCAATGGCCCGACGGGCCGCAGCCGGACTGATCGTCGAGATCAGCCCCTTACAAATGCGTTTCACCCCGCCTAACCGCGGGGTTTTTTGTTGCCCTTCGGTCTTAGTCTCAGCCCATGTTTTTCTTCGTGCGGCGTATTTTGCGGGCCACTGCGATTTCTCCCGCGGCGGGCTATTCACAGCCGGGGGGGCGCGCATACTGCGCGCGTGATGCGGACAGTAATATTCATCTTAGATCGTGCCGGCGGCTCGCGTCCGCCTTCGGTGCCTGGAGCCTCCTCCTGCTCCAGAAGTGTCCAAATCACACGGCCCGAGTCCGCCGGCTTCCTTTCCGAACCAAAAGCTCGAAACAAAAACATGAAATATCTCCGCGCAATACTCTTTCTCACGCTGTGCTGCCTGCCGGCTCTCGCTGCCGGCACGAACGATGTGGTCAGCCCTGGCGCGGCTACCCCGCCCGCTGCGGGGCAACTGAGCCTCTGGCAGATGGCGATTGTGGTTTTGGTGCCGGCCATTATCGCCGGGGTGAAGCTACTCTTGCCGCGTCTGCCGCGATGGGTGCTGCCGCTCCTGGCGCCGCTCATCGGTGTGGCGCTGGACCAACTGGGCAGGATGACGCTCGGGACCGACAGTAATGGGTGGCTGGCGATGGTGTTGGGTGGAGCGGGAACGGGGTTGCGGGAGATTGGTGACCAGCTCAAGAAAATAAAACCGGCGCCCTAACATGAAAATATGGCCACAACAATCCTCGCCGTCCTGGCCGCATTGCTCGGGCTCCTCGGCTGGTGGCTCAAGCGACAATATAGCCCGACTGCCACCGAGCGCGCACGGGATGCGGATGCGCGGCTGGAGCGTGACCTTGTATCGCTCATTCACGAAATTGCTGAGCGGCGCAGGCGCGCCGATCATGCTGGCGCCGATGCTCTGCGTCGGCGGCTGCTCGATCATCAGACCGGACGGCCCGGCGCCCTCGGTCCACCAGGGGCCAATGGGCAACGCGATCCTCGCGACTCTCCCGGCGGGAACAATGATTCGGCTCGATGATCCGGCCAGGCAGGCCCAGATGCGAGCATTGTTCGTGAACGAGGTTGCACAGCAGGCAGACAGCGGCAATGGCGAGATGACACTTCGGGTCGAACTCCTGATTTGCACTCCGGCTTACATCGCGGAGCGGGACGCAGCGGAGTTGCGACTCTGGCATCAGATCCAGCGCCTCAGCCCCAGCGGCACGAATGACATGACCATTCCGCAATCGGAACTCCGCAGTCCACAATCATACGACTGGCGCCCGCCACCGGGTTGGCCCAAGCCCGGAGAATTGCCCGCGGCTGAATTACTGATCCACTGACTATGCTCTGGCTCTCCTTACTCACCATCCTCACTCACCTGGTCGCGCTCGGGATCGGGGTGCTGTTTGGTGTGCGGATAACGAACAAATCGTGGCAGGAGGAGACAGCCACCAGGCCGAGCAGTGTGATTCCATTTCCAAAACAATGAATCCAGATCCTGTCATCAGTTGGAACGTCGTTTTGACGATCGGGCTGCTGCTCAACATCACGCTGGCGGGCGTGAGTCTGATAAGATCGAAACAGAGCCAGAGGCGGGAAGTATCTTTCGCGGACACGTACGCGTCGCGCGAGGAAATGTCCGAGATCAAAACGGAGGTCAGGAATCTCCGGATGGAATTCAAGGGGGATGTCAGAGGTGTCCACTGCCGGATTGACGAGGTGCTGGCCGCCGTGTCGCGGCTGGAAGGGGAGATCAAACATATATGAACACTGAAATGCATTCCGCATTCCGCATTGCGCATTCCGCATTCCGCATTGCGCATTCCGCATTGGCATGAACCTCGACCCCGCCAAACGCCTGGCACTCCGCGCGCTCTCGCGCATGGGGGATCAGCCAATGCCCGCGGATGCGCTCCGCGATTCCATCCGGATCATACATCCGCAACTCACCGCTGGGGATGCGGATCGAGCCGTGCGCGACCTGGAGGCGGATGGCTACATCGCCGGCACCCATGTGGACCTGGTGGGCATCCTCTGGAGTCTCACGCCCAAGGGCGCGAGCAAAGCCAATCAATTATGAGGATCTGCACTCCCAAATGAATGAAGACACGGCCCAGCAAGCTCGATCAATTCACCGACCGAATCGAGGAATGGTTTGGGGCGGAAAAGATCACGATCGCCGCTGCGCGCGATCGGCTAGCGGGCTTGGGCTGTCACGTCTCCTCGGGTCGGCTCTCGCAGTGGTGGTCTGCGCGGCAGCAACGAGCGATGGAGGATCAATTGCTGGCGCGAGTGGCCAGTGGCGCGCAACTGAGCCGCGAGATCGAGTCCAGGTTCGCACGCAATGCGCCGCCGGAAGTCAGCACGATCATCCAGCTGCTCCAGACCATCATCCTCCAGCTTGGGGTCCAGGGCACAAGCGACGAGCGGCTATTGCTCATCGCAAGCAATCTTCTCAGGCCCGTCATGGAGTGGCAAAAGCTGGAGCAGAGCAAAGCCGAATTTGGTTTGGCCAAGGAACGGTTCCAGCGCGAGACATGCGAGCTGTTCGTCCAATGGGCCGAGGATCAGCAGGCCAAAGATATTTTGAGCGCGGGCAACAAATCGAACGAGGAAAAGATCGCGGCGGTCTACCAGCTCATGTTTGGGGGACAGAAGAAATGAGCAGCCCGCGAAATACACGAAAGAATCTGTCCAATGCGCAACCCCAGAAGAAAAGGGGCCGCAGCAACGCGGCAGTGCAAGCAAGGCCAAGTGCTGGCTCGGTAGCCAATGCCTCGACCGGTCTGTCCGGTGAATCCGCCTCTGACGAGCGCGAACTGCAGAGTAAGCCGGAGTGTGTGGCTGCTCCTGAATCCGCGCCCCAGGCTGGCAGGCAGACTACGGAGTTCGCGAAAAGCACTCCACTGGCTGGACGTGAGACATCGCGGTCCGGCGGTGAATCCAGCAGCAACCTTGCTTCTGCCGCGCCGAGTGCGGCCCCACCTTTTGGCATCCGGGCCGGCCAGCGCGAGCTCGAGCGCGGCATCGACGAGCACCGCATTGTGGGGTTCCTCACCCGCCGACAGTACGGCAAGACCACCGAGGCCGCGCGCATCGCGCTCAAGAAAATGATGCGCATCGCCGGGCATGACGTCGTATTCGGCTCGGTCAAACTGGACCTCGGCCGCGAGATGGTGCGAAAGGAAGCGGCCCAGATGCAGCGGGCCTTCGCTCTTCTGGCCGCCCAGGCCGCGGCGGCGCAGACCCTGCTCGATGTCGTGGACCCGCTCAAGCATCGGTCCGTGGCGGGCATCCATGTGGATGACTGGAGCGAGCTCTACGAGCAATCCCGGCTCGAGTTCCGGCTCTACCACAGCCGCACGATCTACAGCCGCACCAAGGTGGTCGCTCTCACCCCGGATGCGGTCGGTGAGACGGGCGACCTGATCCTGGACGAGGTTGGGCGCGTCAAGCATTTCCGGGCGGTGTGGGAAGCCGTCAAACCTATCATATCGAGCAATCCTCAATTCCGTTGCCTGCTCACCACCACGCCGCCGCCGGATGACTCGCATTATTCGTTCGAGCTGCTCGCGCCGCCGGTGGGCGAGGAGTGCCCGGTCCGGCCCGAGGGCAACTGGTACCGCAGCGAGCTCGGGGTCTGGGTCCTGCGCGTCACGGCCTGGGATGCGTATGCGGACGGCATCCCGCTCTACGACGATGACACCGGCGAGCCGCTGGATCCGGATGCCAGCCGCGCTCGGGATCACGACAAAGAAGCGTGGGACCGCAATTACGGTGTGAAATTCATTTTCGGCGGTACATCGGCCTGCAGCTTCATCGCGCTCGACACGGCCCAGAAGCGGGGGGTTGGGCAGTGTGGATATTTCAATATCCAGAGCGACTCGGATTTTGGTCCCGCACTCGTGTGGCTCGGACACCATCTCGGTAATGGACCCATCGGCCTGGGCTGGGATCTGGCCACCACCACCAAAGCCACCAGCAACCCGAGCGCGTTGTGTGTCATGGAACGGCAAGGGGCGGAGTACATTCACCGCGCGATTGTCACGTGGAAAACTGCTGACCCGGACATCGCCATCGAGCGCGCGATGCGTATCGCGCGGGTGGTCCGCAGCCGTCCCGCAGGCCCGGCGCGGCGGCTCTGCATCGACGCCACGAACGAGCGCTACTTCGCGCAGAGTGCGCGCAAGGAGCTGGGCAGCGAGGTCCCGGTCGAGCTGGTGGTGGGTAGTGAGACGACGCAACGGCCGGGCATGGAGGAGCCGCTGACGATGAAGCAATATTTAGGAGGCCTGCTCGTGGGTGAGCTGGACGATAATCATCTCCTGCTGCCGCCGGAGCGCTACGTGCGCGAGGATTGGCGTCTGGTGCGCAAGGAGCGCGGCCAATTCGTGTGCGAGCCGGACGTGGATGGCAAGCATGGGGACACGTTTGATGCGGCCAAGCTCGCACTCCATGCGCTCACGGGCAGCGGCCCGTTTTTCTGCCAGCAGGTCAAACCACGGAAACAAGACCATCGGCGAATCGAGCGGACGAAGGGGGTGCTGGTATGAACGGTCGCAAATGGCAGATGGCAGATGGCAAATGGCAAATGGCAAATGGCAAATGGCCTCGGTTGGCAACCCTTTTTCCGCCGTTGGTTCGTGAAATTTCGTTTGTAAGGCTGCGTATAGGCGTTTGGGCACATTCCTACCGGGTGGGTGCAAAAACCTCCTATTGTACCAATGCAGGCTATTGCAGCCATCGTAGTGCGGGACCTGACTCCCCGATCAGCCAAAGTATGAGTCCGGGCTCAGCAACCCTTTTCCGCGCGTGAACACCACTTCCCAAGTCACTCCAGAGCTTGTCCGGCGCTCGATCCAGGGCCGGTTCAATCCGCTCCGTGGGCTGACACCGGAGACATTGAGCCAGCAACTGGATTGGTTCCGCGCCGGCTACCTGCGCCAACTGGCCCTGACCATGGAAGCGATCGAGGAGCGGGATGACATCATTGCGGGAGTGGCGCCCAAAAGGCGAAAAGCGGTGGCTCGCCACGGCTTCGAGATACTCACACTACCGAATCTTTCGGACGCGGACAAGACCCGAGCGGACCGGCACGCCGCCGCGCTCCAGTATTTCTACGATCATTGCGAGTGTACTAATGCACTCGATCTGGACGAGCGCGGATCCTTCAAGCTGCTCGTCCGACAAATGATGGATGCGCCCGGCAAGCGTTGGGCCGCCCATGAGATCCTCTGGCAGCCATCGCCCGGCGGGCTGACCGCTGAGTTCCGGTTTGTGCCGCTCTGGTTCTTCGAGCGCATCACGGGCCAGCTGCGGTTCCTCGACATCAATAAGAGTGTCGAGGGACAGCCACTCGAGGCTGGCGCCTGGATGATCACTCGAGGAGACGGTATCATGATCGCTTGTGCCGTGGCATGGATGTTCAAGAGCATCGGCCTCAAGGACTGGCTCATTTATAGCGAAAAACATGGGATGCCCGCGCTCCAGGGCAAGACGGATGCCGCCAAGGATAGCCCCGAGTGGACCGCGATGGTGGATGCGGTCGTGGCTATCGCATCAGATTTTTCGTGTGTGACGTCCAAAGGGGATCTGATCGAGAAGATCGATCTCTCGACTGAGGGGCAACTACCTTATCCGCCTCTAGTGGAGCGTATGGATCGCGCGCTAGCCATCCTCTGGCGCGGTGGTGACCTAAGCACGTTGTCGAAGGGCGGCGAGGCCGTGGGGTCACAATCGCAGCAGGGCGAGAGCGAGATGCTCGAAGAGGATGATGCCGGGATGATCGGCGAGACTCTCAATACTTGGATAGATCCATGGGTCATCCGGTACACGGTGGGAGATGATCGGCCGTTGGCGTATGTCAAGATCCGGACACAAAACCGGCAAGACACGAAGCTCGAGATCGAGGTGGATAAATTCCTGCTCCAGTCCGGAGCGCCACTCTCGGTCGAGAGTACGCTCGAACGCTACAACCGGCCACAGCCTGAGCCGGACGCGCTGTTACTCACGCCGCCTGCCGCCGGTTTCCCTGGCCAAACGCCCTACCCGGCCCTCGAAAATGAGGCGGTCAATCAACAGCTCCTCAATAATGTCCTCGAAGGCCTCACCGGCGTGAAGGCCCAGTGGCTCGGTGGTGTGAAACCGTTCTTTCGCCGCCTTCTTGATGCCGCGCGCGCTCACACACTCTCGGATGCCGATTTCGTGCAGACACTCGACCACGCACAAAGGGAGATACCAGAACTATTCTCCAAGCTCGACAAGCAAGCCCTGGCTAACGCGCTCGAGGCGGCCATGGGCGCGGGCGCACTTAACGGCGCGCTCCGAGGCTATATGACGCGGCCCACGAATGTGGAAAACCAAAAGCGGAAAGCAGAGGCAATCGATGTTTGACACTCAGCCTCAATCTTTCGCGCCTGCCTGCGCAGGCAGGTGTTTCGCGGGTCAACAGGTATGATCACCGTCTCTGTCATAGACCAAGCCAGCCCGGAGCTGCGCGCACTCAGTGCGCGAGTCAGCAATCCCATCCCTGGGCTCAAGGTCGCGGGCCGCGCGGTGGCTAACCTCCTGCGCGCACACTACCGCCGCAAAGATCAGACCGAGCCCAATAAACTCGGCGGACGCCGCACCCACTATTGGAGAGCGGTTGCGCACAGCGTGCACAACCCGGTCCAGAGCGGCGCCCAGCAAGTGACCGTGAGCATCAACGATCCTACCATTGGCCACAAAATCATGGGGGGACGCATCACAGCCAAACGCGCCAAAATGCTCACTATACCCGTGCGGGCCGAGGCGCATGGCAGATATGCCGCAGTCCTGGAGCGCGCCCTGGGGATCAATCTGTTCCTGGTCAAAAAAGGCAGCAAAGCGTTCCTCGCCGGACGGACACAGAACAAGGGCAAGACAGGCGCGCTCAGAATATTTTACGTGCTTAAGCGCTGGGTCGATCAGCGGGCGGATCCCACGGCGCTCGTGCCCGAACCGCAGATGCGGGCCACGGCCACCGCTTATTTCGGGCGCTGGGTCATGCGCAACACGCGCAGCACTGGGACAACATAGGCCCGCGAAACACCTGCCTGCGCAGGCAGGCGCAAAAAGAAAATATGATGCCAGAACCTAAATCCGACGAGACAGAGCAAGAGTTTACCGCACGATTCATGGGCGATCCAGATATGATGCAGGAATACCCAGATGCAGCGCAGCGCATGGCCATGTGCAAAAAGCAGTGGCAGAAAAGCAGGGAGATCATGCCCGCCGACAACACACTCGCTACCGGCCTGGCCAATGAATATAGCGTGGGGGCTGATGGATGGGTGCGGATCGCTCCTTATGGGGATCATGTTAAAGAGCGGACGATTCGCGATACTATCGGCACTCGGCAGGAGACATTGCTGCAGCGGCTGGACCGCGCCTCTGCGCAGGCGATGGTCGATAAATTCCATTCCTTTTTGGGCCGGATCAAACGGTTCATCGTGGGTGTGCCCATTTTCCGTCGCCACCCGGATCTGGCTGAGCACGCCCCCGACACGGTCGCAGCCATGTCCAATGATACCAATACTTACGGCATGTTTGCCGCGCTGGAAGCCCGCGAGGATGGGTTCTACGGACGGCCCGTCGTCAGCAAAGACGGCCAGGCCGCAATCGAACACGAGGGGTTGAAATACCTGTCACCATTTTGGTGGGTGAAGCGCATTGGGGAAAACAATGGGGTTCCTATTGTTTCTCCCACTGAGCTTATCTCCGCCGGACTCACCAACTCACCTAACATCCCCGGCGGGGAAGCTTTGGCCAACGCCAAAGACAAAATCATGAATCAGACGACGCTCATCGCACTACTCGCAAAGTTTGGCATCGCGTTGGCCAATGAAGCCACCGACGACCAGATCTCAGCCGAGATAACCAAGCTCGGCCAAAAAGCGCAGGCGGCTGCCGCGCTGGAAAATGAAAAGACCACCACGGTCACAGAAATCAACAAGCTCAAAGACCAGGTCAACAGCAAAGAGACGGAGATATCAGCCGGCAAAGTCGCTCTTATGAATGAGCGAAATGCCCGGATCGAGCTCTTGGTCGATGCCGCGATCCGAGGAGCACGCATCCTGGCCGGCGACCGCCAATCCCGCATCAACGCGCTCAAGTCGGATTTCGAAGGCGGCAAGACAGCGCTTGAGAATGAGAAGCCGAAAATGAACACCCACTCTCAGGTCGGCGCACTGGGTGCGCGCCTCGGGGAAGGACAACGCAGCACCACGGCTCTGAGCGCCATCACCGCTCTCGCCAATGAGCGCCGCGGAAAGAATGGCGGGGATTGGGATGAAGCCTGGGCCTATGCGCTCGAGCAGAAACCTGAGCTCGCCGAGCAACTCCACAAACCGGGCGTGAAGTAATCGCCTCAACAGACGCAACACACAGAAAACTCTTATGACAAAAAATTCACTCGAACAACTGCAGGCGGAGAATGACAAACTGCGCGCGGAACTCAAGGACGCCGGGTTGGACCCGGACGCGATCCGCGCCAAGGTCGCCGCCGGCCTCACCAAGGACCAAGCCATCGAGGTGCTCAAGGCTCAAGCAGCCTGGGACATCGAGCTGGCCAAACTTAACCAACCCAAAACCAACTGACCACTGACAACGACGATTAACTACTGACCAAGGACAAAACCATGTTCACATTCCTCATAATCCTCCTCACCGTTTTAGCGCTCTTTAGCGTGTTTCGCGGGCCAAATCGGATCGCGCTCGCGAACATTTCCGAGGGCACGCACCAAGGCACCACCACCAAAAAGGCGGATGGTGTCATCAACCGCAACATCCTCCTCAAGCTCGGCTCCGACGCCAAGCATGTGACCATCTGCACCGCCGCCGATATCCCCATTGGCATCTCCGAGGATGAGGCCGACGAAGCTGAGGACCTGCTCCACGTCCATTTCCTTGGGGCGAGCGATCGCACCAAGGTCATGACCGCATCCGAAGCCATCACAGCGGGCGAGGATGTTTACACGGCCGCCGCCGGCAAGGCCCAGGATCTGCCAGTGGCCGCCGGCACCTACTACCATGTGGGGCGGGCGCTCACCGCCGCCACCGGCGACGGCGTCGAGATCGAAGTCGAGACGTGTGTGCCCGAGAAGCTCGTGGTCATTGCCGCGCTCACCAGTGCCGACACCGACCTGGGTTCACTCACACTCACTGCCCCGGATGCGCTGACTGTCGGAGCTGATATCGGAGTCTTCACCGATCCGCCGAGCGCGGCGGAAATGGCACTGTTGCGCACCTTCGTGAATGCGTTGAAGGCCGACGTGACCGCCCTCCGCGCCACCGTCAACACGCATAAGACCGAGGGCGAGGCCATAGCGGACGCCGCCGAGGTGCTGGCGGATGATGTGCGCGAGATCGCCGTGGCTGCCACCGGCGGCAACGTCAAAATCCTGTAATAACATAATCCACACGAATCAATTATGAAGCCAACTCAATTCGCACTTTTGAACGAACAAGCCATTCTCGCCGCCGAGGGGATTCTCCCGATGCTGCCGGCCCATCTCGATCACGGTCAAGTCGCCCTGGCTAACGACACGATGTTAGCCGAAGCTTACTGGAGCGAGGAACTCACCGGGTACTCTGTCGGCTGGAAAGACCAGCGCAACATCGAAGAGACGCTCGATTTTTGTGCGCCTCCCGTGCCGGTGAACCGGCTCTTCCGCTATACGGAGTTCACGCACGCGGAAGCGTTTCTCGAGGAGCCGAACGATGAAGATATCCGCGCCATGAACGCGGATTTCAAAACGGTCAAACCTTACACGGAGACCAAGACGAATGCCGAGACCGAGAACAAAGGGCTCACCATTATCCTGGATCTCGACCGCGTGCTGCAGAAGCCGAACTGGCGGCAGCGCTACACCGGCAAGCTCACCGAACGCTTGCTCCGCACGGAGCTGCGCCGCGCCGTGGCGCTCATCTCGGCGGCGGCCACAAACACCGCTGTGACGTGGGACACCACGGCCGGCAAGGACCCGGATCAGGACATCAAGACCGGTCTGCTCGCGGGCGAGACAGCCTCGGGCATTTACCCCAACCGCGTCTGCTACGGCGCCACGGCGTGGAACAAGCGTGGCCTGAGCCATCGGGCACAGAACCTCGCCGGTGGCTATGCCAGCGCCGGGCAAACGCCGGCGCAAGTCGCTGCCTTCCTCGGCGTGGACGCTGTCCACGTGAGTTCCCAACGATACCGGACATCAGCATCAGCCCTGGCCGAGCTTGTAAACAACCTGGTCTTCGGTTGCTACTGCACGACAGGTGTGGACGAAGATGATCCCGCGAACTGCAAGCGGTTCTTCACCCCGACCGAAGGCGGGACGAAATACCGTGTCTACGAGCAGCAGCTCAGCGCCAAGCTCTACGCGATCACCGTCGAGCATTACAGCCTGGTGAAGATCACCAGCACACTCGGCCTGCGCAAGTGGACCGTCTCGTAACCGCCACACACACCCGCGATGGACTGGATCACACTCACGGAATCGGACCTGCTGACGGTCGTCTCTGACGCTGAGCTCACCGCCTGGCGCCAGACCGCTCTGGCCGCCGGGCAGGCGGATCCCGTGAGTGCAGTCATGGCTACGGTCGCGCTCCTGGTGCGTGGTTACGCCGCGCACCAGGTCACCCCCGGAGCGACCGGGACAATCCCGGACACGCTCACCAGCACCGCCTTGGATCTCGTCGCATACAGACTGCCGCTCCGGGTGGGAGACAAACCAACCGAAGCGCGCAAGAACGCATACGATGCGGCCATGGAGCTGCTCCGGTCGTGCGCCAAAGGTGAGTTCAAGCTCGCCGGCGGCGGGCCGGCCCGCGCCGAGATCGTGACCAGCAGCGACCGGCAGACGAGCCGCGAAAAACTCGAAGGGCTATGAAGTCTCCCAACGCGACAAACGCGAAAAAAGCGAAAGTGAACCAGTTTCCTTTTAGCGTGTTTCGCGTGTTTAGCGGGCTCTTGATTGTATGGCAACCGTGACTGGTACAATTAAGACACCCGAGGATGCGCCCTACACCGGCCATGTGCGTTTCCGGGCGCTTAGCACACCGCTCGCGGATGCGCCGGACCTGATCGTGGGCAGCGATGTGGTGGTCCAGTGCGATGCGCTCGGACAGTTCAGCACCACACTCCGGAACGGGCGGTACCAGGTCACCGCGGGCCGGGAGACGGAGACAATCCTGGTGCCGGACGATGCGCTCTCGCATGACATCCTTACGCTAATCGAGTGACCATGACATGTCAGTTATCACAGGCACAATCAAGACGCCGGACAATCACCCCTACACCGGGGAGTTGCGGTTCCGGGCGCTCTCGACTCCCGTGGCTGATGCGCCGGATCTCATCGTGGCTGAAGACGAGGTTGTCTCATGCACGGCAGCCGGGACATTCACAGTCACTTTGCGCACCGGTCAGTACCGCGTGTGGGTGGGGCGCGAGTCACTCACCATTGCCGTCCCGGATGATAACGCGAGCTATGATATTCTGGAGCTCATCGACGGGGATATCAGCTTTACCGCATCCCCGTCCACCAGCGGTTTTTACCGCGCCGATACACTCACCGCGCTCCGGACCGTCGCCAGCGCGGCTGGGAACAAGATCGCTTGGTTGCTCGGAGAAACTGCTGCTTGGGATATTGCCCCACCGCGCGTCTACGCCTGGGATGCCGCCAGCATGGATGCCGACGACGGATTGCTCTACGTGCGGCCATCGGACTTCACCACCGCAGGACTCTGGAGACAAATATTATGAGAACGCGGAATGGGGAATGGGGAATGCGGAATGCAAAGCGTCTCTCTCTGCGCTGGGTTGTTTTTGCCGCCGTCGTTTTTCCGCTCTCGCTTGTCGCGGATTTCACGCTAGAAAAATCAACCGCCGCGGATCTGGCATCGACCGCTCCCGGTCTGCACCGGACCTGCATCTTGAAGGGCTGGTCCACATTGGGCGATGGGCTGGGCGGCGTGCTGTATTACGATCCCGCATCGGATGCGGGGACCAACAGCTATTCAGTCCTCAAGCCCAACTCATACTCGGGGCGCTGGCTGCGGCTGACCGTTCCATCGATGCCCTTGGTGCTGTCTGTCACAGCCACCAACACCACTCTCACAGCCGGGCAATCAGGGGCCTGGGTGCACAACCAGGGCGCCACCAACCTTGTGCAGGTCACGCTCCCGAGCGCCGCAGCCGGGCTGCGGTTCCTCTGCATCAATCTGACGTCGGAGGGGATGCGGATCGTTCCGGCGGACACCAATACGACCTTGCGGATCAGTGGCACACTCAGCAGTGCCGGTGGATCGATCACCAGCATGCACATGGGAGACGACGCAATGTGCCAGGCGATCAATACCACCAATTGGATCATCACACCGAATCTTAGTTTATGGACGATCGAGTGACGAGGTATTCCCAAATTGCAATCGCCTGTTGTCTGCTGCCGCTGGCAGCCATGGCCGCCGACATCCGGCCAATCGGCGGCGGTCACATTCAATCGCTGCTCCAGAGCCAGACCAAGCTGGTGGCGCGTCAAGCCGTCGGAGTTGAAGCCGGCACCTCAACTCAAGTCCTACACGGAAATGCCGGCGGTGACCCAACATGGAGCAGCTTGAGTTTGTCATCCGATATCACCGGAACGCTGGGAGCTGCCAACGGCGGAATAGGAACAAACAGCAGCGCTTGGACTGGTTTCCCGCAGATCTCAGCCGGTGTCTGGGCTCAATACGACCTGTTTGCCAGCGCGAATATCTGGGGTGGACTGAATACCTGGAATGCTCTTTCCACGATGGCCGGGATTATCCCAGTCAATAGCACGGACGATTTGGGAGCGATTAATTATCCTTTCGACACTGTGTTTGCTGACAGCCTAGATTCGACTGGTGCTGCTGCTGGCGGTGGTGTCATCTCGACGAAGGTATCCGGAGCAGAAGCTTACCATTTTTTTCTTTTGTATAACAACGGGGAAATGGCATGGGGTCCAGGCACTGGGACGCAAGATACCACTTTGTCACGCACTGGAGTCAGCACGCTCTCGCTTGGAAGTGGTGATAGCTTGACCGTTCCGGGGACGATGACAATCGGCACATTAGCCGGCTATCTCAAGGGCACGGCTGGTGTTGTATCCGCCGTGACTGCAATTCCTGTTAGCGATATATCCGGGAACCCGGTTACAGGCACTGGAACGCAAAATAAATTGGCTAAATTTCTTAGCAGCTCAAGTGTTGGAGATTCCTCGATCACGGAAACGAATGGTAACGTCGGCATCGGGACGACGGGACCGGGGGCAGAATTGCACGTAAATAATTCTAGTGGACAAGTTGACTTGTGGGTTCAGGGCACGAGTAGTGCGATGGTTAATTTGATTTCCGCAGGTGCTGGAAATTCTTATATCAATTTTGGAACTGCTGGAGAAGATTCTAACCTCTACTTTAGGGGAGACAATGGTGCAAGTGATTTGGTTACTATTTTAGATAGCGGCAACGTCGGCATTAATGATACGACTCCTGATGCGCTGCTGGATATAGCAGGCACATTGATGGTGGATTCTACTACTCAATTGGGAGGCACCCTTACCGTCAACGCGGAAACCGATCACAATGGCACTGTTACTATGGGATCAGGTTATCAAATCGCAGCAACCACTGGCACAGTTGGTTCTCCAGGCGTTGCTTTCAATGGGGATCTAAATACTGGGATGTGGGCGCCATCTGCTGATGTAATCGCATTTAGCACCTCCGGCGCAGAGCGAATGCGGATTTCGCAGGGTGTCGGAATCGGGACAAATGAACCCATCGGGATGCTCGACATCCGAAGTGAGGATGACTCGACCGTTGTCACTGTGGGAATTCGAGCTGTGCAGTCAGAAATTACTGCTTTAGATACTTTCGTCGATTTCCGATCAAATACAGGTTCCGAAGGCTCGATTGCCGGGACCGCCAGCGCCGGCGTGATCTCATATAATACTTTCACAGCGTCTCATTATTCTCAGATTGTTGATATTGATACTATTCCGGCAGCCGCGCGGATTGGTGCGTTGATCGAGATTGTTCCCGGAAATCCGTCCTGGCCGAAACGTCTTCGGACGCCAGCTACAACCAACGTCGTTGAAGCCTATGAGAGCTACAAGACCAATCGGATTCTCGTAACCAATATGATTTCTAGTGTGGTTACCAATTTCACACCGGTCACCAATTCTTTCCCTGTGGTTGACGGCGCTGGGAATCCGGTTCTGGAGACGATCCATACCTATCAGTCAGATGAGCAAATTAGCACGAATAGCGTTGTCGTTTATATACGGGATGGAGACCAGTTCCGGCAGCAGACCAATACTGTTTACGCGACGAATATCGTCAAAACCGTCTCCGGAACGTCTTTCGAACAAATGATCCATTCCGAGATTGTTCAGCAACCCGATGTCGTGACCAATTGGATGCAAAACACGGAATGGGAAACCTCCGTTAGCACCAACTATTTCCCAACCACCACAAATGTCGTTGCAGCCACGTATTTCGAGTCATCCGGTAAATCGCACCTATGGAAATCTCGCTTGGCCCGCGCAATCCCTGCCAACAAGCTCGCCATCGGAGTTTACCTCGGGACCGATAAAGAAGGCCGGGACATGGTCGCGAGCATCGGGACGTGCGTGATGTGGGTTTCCGATGATGGTGGGGACATCGAGGCTGGCGATTTTCTGATGAGCTCAAGCTCACTCGGGTGCGCCCAACGCCAAGCAGATGATTTCCAACACAATTACACTGTCGGAAAAGCAACGGAAAACTTGATTTGGGCCGATGAGGGCGGGAAGAAGCGCAAGCGGATCAAGTGCTTGCTGGTGGGAGATTGATCGCAAAATTTAACATTAAACCTATGAAGATGAACAATTCAGATCGAAAACCTCGAATTCTCCTCAGTATCGCACTTGGCCTGCTCCTCGGGAGCGGCCTCATCGCCACTATCGCCACAAGCCGACCTCTCGGCGGATCGCACATTCGCACATTCCTCGAGTCCGAGGATGCCGCCGCAGCCAGAGCCGCTATCGGGGCTGGCTCGGGAAGCGGAGGCAATTTCACCAACATCAACATCGTAGGCGGCACCCAAACGCTGTTGACCAACTCCGATCTGACTGCCAGCCGTGTGGCAGTTTCGGCGGCTGATAAGACATTAGCATCACTCGCCGCGGGCACATCGGCCCAAGTGCTGCATGGCAATGCCAGCGGCCTGCCCACCTGGTCAGCTCTGAGCCTGACCGCAGACGTCACCGGAACGCTCCCGGTCGAAAATGGAGGCACGGAAGCGACCACGCTGACAGGGATGCTCAAGGGCAACGGGACGAGCGCATTCACCGGAATTACCGGGACCCAATATGGTATAGGTTATTGGTCCGATGCGAATACGATCGGAACGAGCGCCGCCGCGGGAAACACCAACAAATTCCTCCGCGGCGCTCCCTCTGGAGCTCCCACCTGGGAGCCAGTCAACCTAGGCAATGCCGATGTGAGCGGGACGTTGCTAGCCACATCGCTGCCGACATCCGGAGTAACGCCGGCAACTTATGGTGGAGACGCACAGACGACCGTGACGGTCACGGTGGATACGTATGGACGCGTCACGAGCGCTACCGAGAGTGCGATAGACGGCCTGGATGCCTCGGCGATTGATACCGGCACCTTAGGTGTCGCCCGTGGTGGCTCTGGTGCGGGGACATTTACTGCTGGTTATCTTAAAGCCAGCGGCACGAGTGCGTTTACTACTGTTGCCAGTGTTCCGAATACAGACGTGACTGGTCTTGGAACTATGTCAACACAGGCTGCTTCAGCCGTTGCTATTACCGGTGGAACAATTGCCGGAACCGCAATCACTGTCCGGATTTATAACAATGATGGATCGGCAACCAATACACTTGTCTCGGCAGATAGCGCCACGCTCTGTGTTAATGACGCTGCGACTGCGCTGGCAGTTTATAACTTACCTAATGCGACTGCAGGACAGGTGTTTTCTTTTCGGGTAACAGATGATGATGGCATCCAAATCAATGCTTTTACTGGTGAGACAATTTCTGTTGGTAACGCAACAACCTCTGCCGCAGGTTATTTGAATTCCACAAGCATTGGAGACCGTGTTACATTGGTTGCTACGACCTCGACTAAATGGGTGGACGTGGCTAGTTACGGTCAATGGACCGTCAGCCCATAACGGCCATGACTCACAGACAAAACCTTTCGCATGTTTCGCGTGTTTCGCGGGCCTCCTTATGCTGACAGCCCTGCGCGATTCCATAGCCACCCGCCTCACCGGTGATACCTACTACTCGACACCGATCGAGATCCCCGTCCTCACGGAAAGCCATGGGGATATCGAGACTGCCATACGCAAACGCCTCCAGACGGCCGGCATCCTCATTTTTATTTTCATCCCGCGCGTCCAGCCCTCGCCGGATCTGCGCTACAGCCTGGATGTGCATCTGGTGCTCGATATCATCGAGCGGCCCCGCCTCAACACATCCGCGCATGGGACTGGCAAGCCCGGCATCGACATCGGCATGCATACCTATGCGTCACTGGCCGAGTGGGCGCCCAGCGAGGTGTGGACCCCACTGGAAATCCAGGACCTCCAGCAACTCGATGTCGATCAGCCGGAGGACGAGCGCGAGGACCTGACCTTCGTCTTCCGCCTCATCGCCAAGACTCACACCGTCCTTACCGTCACACCATGACAGCCCAACACTTCCATCTCAAAATCATATGACATACACAGGATCAGCCACAGTCAAAGGGGTCGATGGCACCGTCTCATTCGCCGGGGTCGCCGTCGCCGCCATTCCGGATTCCGTCGAGGGCGAGCACACCGCTGAACTGGAAGAGTTCAAGAATGGACTCAATCAGCTCATCGGATTTTCCAAATCGGACGAGCGCTATAGCGTCGATATCGTCCTTTTCCCCAAGGCCGCCGGCACTGCGGCGGCTCGGGGCGCGCTCACCTATCCGGATGTCCCGAGCAAGGTGACCCTAGCCGGGCTCCCCGAGAGCGCCGCGCCGGACACAGTCCTCCTCAACGGCGACTACATCTACACCGGCGGCGCCGCGCGCAGCGTGGTGCGCGGCCAAAATGCGCTCCGCCTGCGTTGCTTCCGCCCGCTCGACCTGCCGGCCGGCGTGACAATTACCACACTCATTGCAGCCGCGGCCTAAAACGTGAGCACGTGAGAATGTGAGAGCCTGAGATGAGCAGCTACAGCCAGCGTTATGCCGCCGTGCTATTCCCGGATCGATGGCGCATCCTGGGTGTGCCTCTCCTGCCGCTCACCCTCGGTCACGCGCTGCTGCTGGATCGGCTGGAGCTGGGCTCGGCAGGCGCGCCGCGGGAGCAAGGACGGAGCCTCCCCGCGACAACGATGCCGGATATCGGTGATCTGCTCCTCTGCCTGTGGGTATGCAGCCGTGCATGGGATCGTGCTGCAGCGCATCTGCAGCGCCGGCGCACTCGGTGCGCGCTTAAGCTGTGGGCCTGGCAAATGCGCCTCACATCTCGCGCTCGCCTCGACGCCGGCCTAACCGCGGCCTGGGCACAATGGCAGGCCTATCTGGCTGCGGCATGGGACGCCCCCAGCGTCTGGGAGCGCGATAAATCCGCGGCCTCGAGCGCGCCTCTCCTCCAGGTGCTGAAGGTCACACTCATGTCGCGGCTCGGCCACAGCGCGCAGAGCGCACTCGATACACCACTGACGGTCGCTTTGTGGGATATCTGTTGTTTTTGGGAGACCAAGGGACACATCGAATGGGTCAGCCCGGATATCGATGCCGCGCTGGATAACATCCCCACACCACTACCATAACCATGGGGGCACCATTCACCATCGATCTGCGGGCCAGTGGGGCCACACAGACGGCTAGCGCGGTCAATCAACTGCGGGGAGCACTCAACCAGACCGCATCGAGCACCAGCCGGCTGGGAAGCATCTTCAGTAGATATCTAGGGCCAACAGCTGTCGGATTTGCGCTGCTGGCCAAGACGCGGTCACTGATCGCTTTCGCCTCTCGCATCCAGGACACATCAGAACGTGTAAACGTGGGCACAGAGGCGCTTCAGGAGTTCGATTATGCCGCCAGCCTGACAGGCGCGTCACTCGATGATGTGGGTAATGCACTCAAGCATCTCCAGGTCTCGATGTTAGGTGCGCTCGGCGGCAACAAACCGGATCTCAAAAGCTTCGCGAGATTGGGCATCTCACTTGACGAATTACGGCAGAAATCGCCGGAGCGCATTTTCCGCGAAATTGCCGATCGTGTCAGCAAGACAAATCCCAGCGTGCAGCAATTGGCTGACATTGTTAATCTACTCGGTCGGAGCGCGGATCGATTAGTCCCGGCATTTCGCGGAGGTTTCGGGCGCGCAGCAGCGGATGCACAGCGTCTCGGGATCGTCATCGAGGATAGCGTGATCAAGAAGGTCGATGCGCTCGGTGACCACTTCGGCCAGCTCGGGCGGCAGTTGCAAAGCGGGTTAGCCGGCCCGCTGACATGGCTCATGGACAGGTTCACTGACCTGAGGGCTGGCGTGGCCTTCGTTAGTTCGTTCGTCGGAGCCGAAACGGCCAAACAAGGCGCGCTCCGACGCTATGCAGGCGGGTTGCTCTCGCCATTTGGGCCAGGTATTGGTACAGCTATGGCCGCAGCTCGAGCTCAACTTGAAAAATTCTCCGCGCTCGAAATCGCCAATAAGGCGATGGAAGATGTCTTTGCGGAGCAGCTATTGGTCGGCAGCCGGCGAGGGGTGGTTGGTGGCGATACAGACCGAGCTGTGAGCCCAGCAGCGCGGAAGCTCTCTAGCCAGAGTGCTACATCCGCCACCACCGCAGACGCGCTCACACGCATTGGCCTTTTCCGCGGCGGCGATACCGCCACCAAGCTCAACAAACAAATTGCGCTCTTGGAGCGCGTAGATCGCTCCATCCAGAGCCTGCGCAGGGACTTGACTGAGGTATGAGCTATTACGGATCATCTGGTGTTGTCGAGCTCACTCCCATCCGCACATGGGATCCGCGCACAGGCTGGTCTCTCACGCGCCGATGGCGCGGCACTCCCGCAGCGGTGGACGCCAAACAGAGCGAGGTGAAAGCGGCAGGACTGCGCTTCCAGCGCGAGGAGGAATCTCTCGGTGGCTATCAGCTTATCAGCGTCATTTACGGCGCGGAGGAGACTCAGGACCCGAACACCCCTGTAGGCGAGAAGTGGGAGCTAGTCGGCAACGACATGGAAAAATCAATCTGGGAGCTGCCTGCTGTCCAGAACCAGTTTGCGCGGCTCACATCACTGGGCATGAGCACAGCCAATCAGATCACATTTATCGCCCGGTTCCGCGCTGACGTCGAGGCGCTCATCCGCGGCGAGAGTATCACGGTCGATGTTAACGGCACCGAGGTAGCGCTCAACACGGATTACATTCTCGACTTTGTCGTAAGGCAGCTCAGGCTAAGTCAGTCTGTCTTTGCAGGCCTGATATTGAGCCTGGCCAAAGGGGTCGAATCCTACACAGTCTCGCAGTATGTGCTGCGCCACACACGCGTCGTGGTTAGGCGGAGCAACCTCAAGCCCAGCACCACCAATATCGGGAAAATTTTCGCCACCACCGCGGATCTGCGCTCGAAGGAAAGTATTCCCACGCTTCTGTTCGATCTGCCCGAGGGGGTCTGGCTCAAGCGCACTCCCACACAGGAGCAAAGCTCAGCCGATAAGTACGACATCACCCAGGAATACTGGCACGCGGACTCATACGACACCTTTGTTCACGAGCAGGCCACATGATCCAATGTCAATATGATCGCCAAACTTAAATCCCGGATCGACCGCCTGGAGCGCGCCCTGGCGCGGCTGCGCCCGTCCAGCTCTCCCAATCTCTTGACATCGCACACCACGCGCGGTGTGGTGCGCCGACCGACCAAGTCCGCGAACCACACTGCCTCCAGCACGGACATCGTGCCGCGCTGGGGCTGATATCACAGCAACCTAAAAGCTAAAAACTATGGCCTCTGAAAAATCATTCTCGATCTCACTCTCCGTGAGCAAAGGGGGAGCCGCCATCAACACCGGCACCCTCAGCAAATCCATCGACATGACCGGCAATGACATGACGGCCACCACCCAAGCCGTCGGCACAGCCGCCGAGGTCCTGGACATGCCGGCGGATGTCGGCACACCGTTCGATCTGGTGGTCAAAAACAACGACGCCACCAATTACGTCGAGCTCTTCCGCGAGGTCGGCTGCACGAATCTGTTGTCCAAGCTCAAGCCCGGCCAGAGCTGCTGTCTCACCGCGCTCGATGTGGTGCCGTATGCGCGGGCGAACACCGCCGCATGCCAAATACAGTTCTGGGCCGCGGAAGATTGATTGACCTGTCTCACGGTCTCGCCGTCTTGCAGACTGACAATCTATGGCTGTCACCTTCACCCGCGCCCCCACCGTCGTCGCTGGTGATCGGATTACCAGCACGCAGCTCGCTACGCTGTCGCGAGCCTTCAATTCCCGGCTGCGGTCCGGTCTCGGTGACGGCACGTTCCGGATCTTCTACTACATCCTTTCGCTTTTCACTCAGGTGCGTAATCCGGATTCATCAGGTTTTCTTTGGCCCAGCAAGTCCGAGTTCCTCGAATTTTACGCGCATCTCGACCCTGCGGATGCGCAATGGCCGGCCAGCGGCCCAGGCGACCCGGAGGGTGCGAATCTCACCAACCCCATCAATGCATTCGTGTTTGGAAACGATGCTATGGGGCTGTATGACGAGGAGACACGCCTCACAGATCCGCTCTTTGGCGGCATCCCGCTCTATATCGATGGCCATGCGCCGGCCACGGCGGCGGAAGTATGGCAGGTCGCGAAGATGCAGCGCGGCGCCTATGACCCGGCTAATGGCGCGCTCGGCTCGCCGGCATTCGACGCCGCACGGAGTTTCAGCGCCATCCGGTACTCGAACTATTCGCCTCACGGTCGCAGCTATGGGGACTGGATGCCATCGCCGGAGATCCTGCCCGATGCGTGTGAGGACCCCAACCCAGCCGACGAGATGCCGGCCCCGGTCAACTGGGAGATAAAGTTCACGCCCACCACCGCAGGATCGGCGAAGGGCTTGACGACGATCATTTACGACGGCACATGCCAGCCGGCCGACATCGAGCAATACCCAACACACATTGCCGGTGTCGTTTACACGCCTTGGGCTTATTACGTGTTTCTGAATGCCGGCACGCTGCAGGTGTTGCCCACCGCCGATTATATCGAGGGTCCTTACACGGGCGCCCCGCGCCTGCGTAAGACAGATGGCCAGCAACTCTTCCGCGTCCTAAATTGGTTCATCCGGGAGTTCCGCGGCTCAACCGAGCAACGTGCCCAGCCCCGGTATCATTTGCAGGACGCGTTTGATTTTCAGGCTTTTCTCGCCACACAATATTTCCTGGCGCCGGCCCGTGGGACGGCCACGGCAGACCTCACCGCACTCACTGCGCACTACCCGCTTTTTCGCTTTCACAGCCCACAGCCGCAGGGGACGCGCGCATCCACGCCCGGAGGCAGCAGCTATCAGTATGCGAGCGGTTTTGCGCTGACTCACGCATGGGTGAGCGGTGCGCTGCTCAATGGCCCTGTCACTATCGAGATCCTCAATGGCAGCACAGTGATCGACATCATCGATATCGTGCCGGAAGCCGATGGCACAGTCGATCTGGTCACGCCATTGCCCGTCACGACGGCGCCCTTGGTCTCAGTCCGGCTGCAGACAGATCTGCGCATGCAATCTTCGGACGGGAGTCTCGAGATCGAGCTCACTGAGCTCCTTGATTACAAGCCCGAGACACAAGACGCCTATTTGCTGCTCCGTTGCGCTGCCGCTATCCTGAGCGCACCGGACGGCCATGGCAGCCAGGAATCGGGATCTCGCAGCATCTGGGAGAGCTATCGCGATACCGGCGCTGTGCTCAATCGGCACGGTCTCGCCGGATTGGCCAGCCATCCTGTCACTGTCAATGACAATGCTGTATTTGAGGCCGCGCGGCAGATGTCCCATTTGGTGCGGTGCATACCGCGCCGCCAATTCGCCGGCTACGCCGTGGTGGGTGGGAAGAGTATCCTCTGGTTTCGGCGCTATGCCATGGGCATGTCGCACACCGTCCCGCTGGATTCCTTCCACGGCATCGCGCCGTCGCGCGCGGATATTCCATCGGGCGAGCTGGTGCCGGGACGCACGTATATCGTCCAGGCCGGCGGCATGGTCACGTATGACGGACGGGATTATCGCGCCGGCCAGACATTCACGTCGCTCGCCGGCAAGACCGAATATGCCGGCGGCGGGACCGTCCGCGAGTATGATGGTATCCGCCACACCGCCGATCATGCCGGACAAACCAACGAGTGGCTGGTCGGATTCCAATTCAAGCCATATCACACATCCGACTCGTCGATCTGGAAGCCAGACTCCTATTCCGACTATTGGCCGCTCGTCAACCGATGCCATTTTTACAGCCCCGAGATCGCCAATGACGCGCCGCTTCTCTGGCACACCAGCTACGGCCAGCGTGTCTCCGGCACATTTGGCGGGGTGCTGAGCCCTGAGTCACCCAGTGGGTACAATTATGCGCGCCTAAACAGCGCATGGCTCGGACGCCAATCCGTCAACCAGATCGAATGCGCACCAGGTGATACGGCATGCGAGCAAACACGGCTCAACTTTTACCGCTCCTGTCGCGTCTACGAGCCGGACCCGGAGATCGAGTCTGCCGTCGAAGAGACGGAGGCTGACGGCACTGAGCTAGTAAAACTCACCTTGACCGGACGTGTCCACCATTGTGCCACCGCGCCAGCATCCATCGCGCAGGATATCAGCTCGTGGGACTTGCCCGCGCTCACAGCCGAGCCGTACCGCTCGGTGGAGAACGCCCTGCGGGACTATTTGGTCCAGCAGGCCAACGGGACGACTTGCCCAGTCCGCAATGGGGACAACGCGGCCAACAGCACCGTCCAGAGCAATCCGGACAATCCAGCCGGGTCATGTTTCCCGCACTGCCTGCTGACCAAGCTCGTGCCGCTACCCTACGACGACGCTAACGACCGCCAGAACAGCCATGACACACCGATTCGTCATGATGTCATGTCGCAGATGGAGCTCTATCTGCGCGCAATGTGCGAGGGTTACGTGGACGGGGTCACATCTGCGGATTACGCCTGCGCCTACGGCAGCTACGGGCTGTATGCGTTCTCGTACGAGAATCTTTGCATGCAGGCTTTGAGCTCACCATGGTTCAAGACTCTACCCTCATCCATCCGCGCGGACGCCCCGCGCGGCTTCGGCCCGCTGCCAAACACCATTTGCTATGCGGAGGTGTTCAACCAATTTTCATCGGCCATCAATCTGCTGACCCGCTGCCGCGTCATGTTGCCATTCACCATCGAATGTCGAACCGCCTCAGGCAGCGCCACGCGCGATGCCACCGGCGCGCTTTGGCCTGCCGGCGTCGAATGTGTCGGCACTGGTGACATAGACGTAGTGTGGAAGGGTCAACCTCCAGATGCTCCCGTCGGCGCATATAGTGCCTGGTCGGATTGCGGGGCCGAGATCAATGTTGTGTCATCCGCCCGAATTCTCGACACGTGCAATGGGACCGCATTCCAAATCAGCACAGACCGGGAGATCGCCCAATACCAAGTCACGCTGGTCGGGGACGCCGTGCAGGCTGTGCCGGAGAGCTGGCGCGACCAGATTGCCAGCATTGGGGGATTCTTGGTGCAGCTCAGCACCTATCGCGACCGCGCATGCCTCACGCCCGCCACCGACGCCAGCGACGCTCTGGAGTGCAGGCTCCCCGGCGATCCGCCCGACACCAACCCACTCTGGGATTATGGAGCAAACAACGGCTGGAAGCTTTGCACCGATGGGTTTATCCTGCAGAACACCACCGAGTGCCTCCTTCTTGACGCCGGAGCGATCGATCCCGGCACACCCGCAGCCGGAGCCTTCCACATGATGCGCCACTCAGGGGGCCGCGAGAACCACGGCATCAGTCTGAGCCAGATCATCGTCACCATTCAATCGGACCCCGGCTTCTACGTCTCGATCCCATTGGTATGATATTTCACGTCACGGCCAGATTTGTGCCCCCGCGCGGCGCGGCAGAACCTCCGCTACCATCCGTTGCACGCCAAGCGCGCAACGCCGTGGGGGCCATCCTACGCGCAGCGCGGGCCGTATCAGTAGGTGATCAGCTATGGCAGACGCCAGCCAAGCGCGATGCGCATCGGGACATTTGTCGCAGGTGCGCTCATTACCGCGCATCGGATGCGCGCTGCGCTCACCCGGACTGTGGTTGCTTCACCCGCCTCAAGACTCACATCGCCACCGAGCGTTGTCCTGCTGGGCTCTGGGGATGAGTTGCGCCGGTCCCGCGTCGCTGCTGCAGCGGGTATGCAGCGCTGCTGCCAACCCTTTTTTTTGAGCTTGTTTCGGTTACTCCCTTACCCTTTTCCCCCCTTTTCGGAACCCTTTTCAAACTTTCCGCGCGTTTACCGAAGCGGCCCATCCCAGCGCCGCGCCGGCGTTG